CATCGTCGCCTGCCGCGGCGGAAGTATGCGGCGTGTTCGTTCGTGGTGCGGCAGGCGACGATGGTGATGAGCGTCCAGCCTTTGGTGGCATGCTCATCAAGCAGGGCGGGCAGTGCCTCAGGATGGGCAAGAGCGACGGTGTGCTCGATCTTGGCGGGCGGCGTGGATTCGGTGGATTTGGGTGTGGTGTGCTTTGCCATGTGGGGTGAATCGTTGTCAAAAAAAAACGGCCCGCCGGTGAGGGCGGGCCGTGTCGGATGTAATGAGGCCTTGATTAGCCGAGGAGGGTGGCGACGAACTCGGGCTTCCAGACCTTGATGCCGTAGAAAGCCATGAGCTTGATCTGGTTCATTCCGTAGCCTTTGTAGAGGCGGGCGGAGAAGCTGAGTCCGGTCTTTTCATCGACGAGCACCGCGATCTCTTCGCCAGCGTCACCACCAGGCGGCTGCGCAGGCGGACGCATGGCGAGCTCGATGGCGGACTTGTGGAAGCCGAGATTGGCAACGTAGCTGTCGCCGATGGTGATTTCCGAGGCCGTGGTGCCCGCAACGCGGAGACCGGGGTGATTGATGACGATGTCGCCGCTGGTGGACGTGCTGCCGGTCTTGACGACGTATTTGTTTGCCGTGTCGGTGTCCATCGAGATCACATCACCGGCCTTGATGCCGGTGGTGTTCACGGTGCCACCTTCAAAGCTGAGCGTGGTCTGGCCGATGGCCTCGCTGCCGCTGAAGTCGTAGCCGGTGCCTGCGCCCTTCGTGTGGGAGGCCACACCGGCGGAGGTGCGGATGGAGAAGCCGCTGATGTTCAGCAGCTCGCCACGACGCAGGAGCGAATCACCACCCGCTTCGTTGACCTTGGTGAGCTGGCTGAGGTTGCGCAGCTTGGTGCCGGCGGCGGTGCTGATGATGAGCGAAAGCTCGCCATCGTCCATCGGGCAGCCGTTGTCTTCGAGGATCTGGCGCAGCTCGTTGATGGTGTTGAAGTTCGCCCCGAAGGGCGTGGTGCCAGCGGTGCCGGTGGCGCGGGAAGATCCGACGTAAACGGCGCTGCCGATGGAGCTTTCCATCTGGTTGATCATTTTGCGGATCGCCTGCTTGTAGAGCTGCTGCAAAGCGAGCTCCGCGCCGACGGTATTGGCGAGCTGGGCGAACTGCTCACCCTTGAGCGGGATGCTGGCACCGGCGTAAGAGCCAAGCGTGAGCGTTTCCACCGCCGTCGTGATGTCCGCCGCGTCGGGAGCTGTCATTGCGGGCGTGTAGCTGGTCTCCAGCGTGGGCTCCGTGGTGCGCAGGGAGGTGACGGTGCCGCCAGCGGAGACGCCTTCGGAGCCACCGTTGACGATGACGCCTTGGGTGAAGCCAGTGGGCTCGCGGGCGACCATGTCGCGCGCCTGATACAGGATTTCGGTGAGTCCGGTGAGTGAGATGTCGTTAGCCATGATGTTTTAGAGCGGAGGGTGGAGGTGAGGGGTGATGGAGTGGAAATGTCAAAGATCAGTCTTCGAGCTTGCCACCGGCAGCCATGAACGAATTGCGCTCGACGTGCGGCAGGGCGTTGAATGCGGAGCGGGTCATGGTCTTGGCTTGCTGGGTGCCACCCTGCGCACCGATCACGGGCGTGTTGCCACCGGCAGCGGCAGCGGCTCCGTTGATGAGGAGTGCCTTGATGCTGGCGAGCTCGGTTTCGAGCGCGGTGATCTTGGCTTTGTCGGCCTGTGTGGCCTCGGTGATGCGGGCGGCGAAGGCGGCCTTCACATCGGCGTCCTCGAAGTCGATGACGACGTTTTTGGGGGCGGGTTTGTGCGCCTTGAAGGCCTCAACGGCCTGGTCTTCGGTGCAGTTTTCCGGCAGGGGAATGCCGAGGGCGGAGGCGAGAGCGATGATGGCTTTCATGTTTTGAGGGGTAGGGTGAAGGGCCGCGGTGGGCGCAACGGGCGGCGGAGTGTCAAAGAGGGCGCGGGGCGCATGGCGCAGCGCGGCGGTGATGCGGGCGGTCTTGAAGGCGGAGGCGCTGAGCGCGACCTCATCGGTGGTGGCATCAGCAAAGCCGTGCTCGACGGCTTCTTCGCCGGTGAGCCAGGTCTCGGCGTCCATCATGTCCATGATGTCTTCGTCGGTTTTCTTGGTGCGGTCGCGGTAGGCGGCGACGAGGCTGCTCTTGATCTTGTCGAGCAGGTCGGCGAGCTGGCGCATGTCCGCCGCATCTCCCATGGCGAAGCCGCTGGGGTTGTGAATCATGAGGAAGGCATTGCGCGGCATCTCGATCCGCGTGCCTGCCATGGCGATGACCGATGCCATCGAGGCGGCGAGGCCTTCAATGCGCACGGTGACATTGCCGCGAGCCTTCAGCGCATTGACCGATGCCATCGAGGCGGCGAGGCCTTCAATGCGCACGGTGACATTGCCGCGAGCCTTCAGCGCATGGTAGATGGCAAGACCGTCGAAAACCTCACCTCCGGGGGAGTGGATGGAGAGAGTGATCGGAGTCGCTGCCGCGATGCTGCGGAGCTGGGCGAGGAAGTCTTTGGCGCTGACGCCCCACGATCCGATTTCATCGTGAATGGAGATTTCAGCGGGCGCATCGGCGGTGGCGGCATTGCGGATGGTGAACCAGGTCTTGTTGCGGGACATGCCCGCAGCGGGGTGTCAAAGATGGGCAAACTTTAATGAATAATTCCGAACTCAATATAAATTGTGTCTGGATGATGTGGACCTTCACGCTGACCACATTCAAAAACTTCAATATTCAAACTCATTAAAAATGATTTGAGGGAATTTATCAGTTTCGAGCAATGCCCATAAGGCTGTGTATAAAAGTTCCAATCGCAGCCCATTTTAATCATGCCGTAATGGTCAATGACTGATGACAAACCAGCCTGCCAATGTTCAAGAGCACGATAAACCACGGATCCAGCCGAATCACGAGAGTCCAATCCTTTTCTTTTTAGATATGAGCGGCAAGCCTTGGTAAACCAAACTGGATACTGCCTTGGCTTACCTTGTAAAACCCTCGTTTTGATGTCTTTAATGTTCGTTTTTCCACCAGTTGGCGGGATCATTTTTTTCGTTCCGACGGGTTTCATCATTGTCCCAAATTGAGTCATGGTATTTGTTGTTTTCAAAACGCGTTTTTTTGCTGCTCATGATATAGCCAAGACAATGTAAATCTTTCCTAGATTGCCTCATTTTACTATTTGCCACAATAAGCTCTTGATAACTGACAAGCTGATATTCCACAGCTGCAATTTGAGCAATTCTCTCTGCAACATACCCTGACTCTTTAACTGGAATATTGATTATATCTGCCGCTGTTAAAAACACACGGCATCCCGTCACGTTGCGACTAAATTCGCGAGCGAGCGAAATGATATGACCAACGCCTGAGGCAGTTAAAATCCGATGGAATGAATCAACGTTATCACCCATGTCGAGATTCACTGTATGCCTCGTTTTTTGAAAAATTACCCGGACAAACGGCAGCGCATTGTTTTTTTTCCACGGGAAAATGCCATCAGTCCATGATTCATTGATGAACACAGGCACTTGCAGTTTTGGATTCATAATTTACACGGTATCCATTGCCGCGATCTCGGCGGCAATGGTGTCGGGGCTAAGCGTGCTGAGCGTGCCGGAGGCTGCCTGCATGGTCTTCCAGCCCATGCCGATGGCGATGGCGATGCTGGCGGGGATTTGCACCTGGTCGATGGGCGTGCCGGTGGCGCGGTGGATGGCGTAGCGGATGGAGTCGAGGCGCTGATCGATGGCGGCGCGGCGGACGGCCTCGCCATCGTTGCCGGTGCGGCGCTCGATGAGGTCATCGGGGGTGACGAGGTTCTCGCCGAGGTTGTCGAGATCGGCGCGGTTGTCGCGTCCGGCATCGACGGTCGGATCGGGATCGGTGACGAAGTCGATGGAGTTCCAATCTTCGACACCGGCATACTGCGCGAGCGGACCACCGGGCATCATGGCGGTGCCGATCACTTTTTCCCAGAGCCATTCAAGGAAAGGATACAGGCGGGCGCGGAGGCCCTCATGGGCGCGGGCGACTTGCTGCAGGAGGCCGCGGTATTCGACGCCGCCGACTTTGCCACGCGTGAAGATCCACTCGGGTGGATAGCGCAGCTCGAACATGAACGGGTGAATAAGATCGGCGAGGATGTCGCGGAACGGGATACCTTCCTGCGGATTGTTGAAGAAGTTGAAGCTCTCGTTGTCGGAGAGCGGGAGGAAG